ATATTGCCAGCACTATCAACAGTCAGCTTATTGGTGGTAATCGCTATCCCGCCATTGAGATTCGCCAGCCCCGTATTCGTAAACGCCCCGGTAATCAATCCGGTGCTGTCCACGACAAGAGCGCCATTGGTGGAAATAGTGCCCGTGGCCGCGATGGTGCATCCGGTCGACCCATAGCCTCCGCCCACCGCCATTGTCGCGGCTGCAGTCGGAGTAGTGTAGTTGTAGAGTTGGCCCTTAGTGAGTCGCGCCCAGGCGCTACCCGTCCATGTCAACACATTGGTTTCCTTAATATTCTGGTACTGAGCAAGCGCCGGAATCGCCGACACCAGCAGAATCAGAATGAGTAGAAGAGGAATCAGTCTCCTCATGATGCGTCCGTACCTTCCTGATGAGGTTCGATCTGCGTTTCAACAGGATCGCCCTCGGTAACAATGGCCTCGCCCGGCTTCAGTGTCGGGTAGTCTATCGTTGTCTTGCCGTCGGTAGTCAGTGTAGTAGCCTCCACCGGAGACTCGACAACAGGAACGACCTCGGCAGGCACTTCCCCACGTTGTGTCGCCCCGATTTGACCGCCGCCCTTGGAGTAAGTGAAATTCTTCGTTACACCTTTTGCCATGACAGCCTCCTTACGGCAGAACGACACAGCGCGCGTAGATCGCCGCGGTAGTTGTTATCCTCAGCTTGCCCAGGTCAGAGCCGGACATCTGCTTGAATCGTGAGGAGTCGATGGCGATCGAAGTAATGATCGGCACGGATGTCGAGTCGTTATTCGTCATTACAGCGCCAGTGCCACCGAGCACGGCAGTAGCGTTAGACGCAAGAGAACCATTTTCACCCATCAGCCCCTCTTTCGACTTGTCTGCGTTCGTGCTGCCTGTAATCGTCACTACAGCGCCACCCGTATCGTCGATGAACTCCAAAAGGTACTTGCCGTCTTTAGGAGCCACGACTACGCCAGCATTTGCGGCGGTGAGTGTCGCCCACACGGTTCCCGCGCTTTCCTTGAACGTATCTATCACCAGCTGTACCGGGGTGATCGTCTGATCAGCCATTTTTGATACCTGCTTTCTTTATTCACAATGGCCCGGCTTTCACCGGGCCGATAATTGCTTACGAAGTCCTGCCTATTACGGCTCGGCTGCGATTGTCGCGGGGAAGTTCACCAGCGCATCCGGGTAGACCACCTTTGCACCGAAGAGCAAGAGGCCACGGATGAAGTCCGAGAACAAATCCTTATCACGAAGCGCTTCGACCTTTTCCGGATCGATCTGGCCCGCGTAACTGATTGCCGCGTTCGTGCCTGCCATGATCTGGTAGGTAGTTCCGCCCGTGAACGGCACGTTGTTCGACTCGCGAAGCTCGAAACCAGCCGCCCGGCCGACTACGCCGTTCTCATACGCTGGGTTATCCATCACAGCCGGAAGGAGAATCTTCCCGAGCACCAGGGAATTGGTGAACCATGGCGGGATGATTGCCCATCGGCCTTCGAGCGGCACGTTCAGCGCGGTAAGTGCCTGGCGCATAGTGAGCAATGCGGCGTAAGCATTCACCGAGTTCACCGCCGCCGTGGATACCTGAGTCCCCGCGCTCAGATAGAGGCCAGCGATATACTGGTCAATGGTGTCTCGCAGCGCATATGCCGCACGATCCATCGCGTCCGACATGAACACGACGCCCGCCTGCGCTTTGTCGGCGTCATCGATCGCAAATCCGAAGTAATCCTGCTGATCGATCTTCATGATCTGCTGTTCAGATTCGAGATTCTGGTAACTAAGCGTCGAGCCGGAGTACGCGCTAACCGTGATCGGCCCGAGACCGGATATGCGCACGGTGTCACCCAGGTTCTTGATTACGCCCTCATAGTTGCGATTGGCGGCGGCTGCATAGACAAGGCTCTTTTTGAATTTCAGAAGGAGCCTATTTACCCAAAGTTCGGGTATAAAGTTTTTGATTGACATTTATGTTGCCTCATTTCTTGTTTTTGTAGAACGCCTCCACTTCAGGCATTCTCAACTTCAATTCATCGGAGGTCATCTTCGATATGGCCTCCTCGGTGAGCGTGACCGGGCCGCCGTTGCCGCCGAACTCCGATCCCGCTTTACCGCCCGTGCCCGCCGTCCCTTTGAGCGCCGGAACATCCTTGAGCACGGTTTCGATAGCTGCCTTGATCGCAGCCGCATCCGGTTCGCCATCATCGCCGATAGTCACGTCTGAGAGGTCGGCGAGTTTGAGCACATAGCCAAGCGCCTCCGGCTTGACGCCCGCCGTACTCGCCTGAACCTTCGCTTCGGCGGCTATGACGCGCTTATCAGCGGCGGTCTGAGCGTCACTGGCCTTCTTTTCGCTCTCGGCTTTCTCGGCCTTGAGCCGATCGGCCTCAGTCATCGCAGCTTTGGCCTTTTCAGATTCCAGAGTTGCCGCTGCATCCTTGCGCTCGCGTTTCAGTCGGGTGTCAATGATTCGGTCAACGTCCGCTTGGGTGAAAGTCTTTCCGGCGTCACCGTCGCCGTCTTTGTTGGAGTCGGCGTCATCTCCACCTTTGCCGCCGTCATCTTTCGAGTCACCGCCTGCCGCCGCGTCATCGGCCTGAAGGTAAAATCCGCGAGTGAGTAGCCATCTGGAAAACATTGAATCAATCTCCCGTTTTAAGCCTGTCGGCTATTCCGTTTAAGGGCCGTTCGCCCATAGAAAAAGCCTCCCAGTTTCAGCCGGGAGGCTTGAGAAAATCTATTAAGTTTTAGGATTGCCCTACATCTGCCCCGGCATCCCCGTTCCGGTTCCGGGCGCATCCGTTGACGGCTTGTTAGTCGGCATCGGGCAATCGGTGCAGCACGGCACGGGACATTCGTTATCTGCTGGCGTGCATCCCGTGCCGGGGGCATCGCAGCAGACCATATTCATATCTGTTTTAGGCGTATTGTCTGCCATTGTTGTTACCTCGCTTTTGTTATCGATTCCCTGCCATAATCCCGCCGCCGGTCGGTATCCGCGATGAACTCGCGCTGCTTACCCTGCCATTCCGAAACCTTGGCATGGGCGCTCGCGACGCCGGCGTCATCGACCGCCGAACCGCCCGGCATCGCCACTGCCTCTCGCAGTTTCCATTTGCGGATGGCCCGCTCGTTGTATCGTTGTTGCTCGCGCTCTTTGTAGTTGCTCTGCCGTTCCTCGGCTGGTATCAGAGTCGGCTTCTCGCTCACGCCCTCAATCCAGATGTCGAACCCGTGGCAACAATTTGGATGCCGAAGCCCATCGGCTATCGCTTCGTCAACTGCCGGGTACCCTGGCGTGTTGCCAGAGACGGAGAGAACAACACCCTCCCAGAGCATGCACATCTCGCAAGGCTCGCTGGAGTCGGTGACTATCACCAGGTCATGGCCCGTCTCTTCCAGCCGCCCCATATGACCTTCCACGGCGGCGCTACTCGTTGCCGTCCGGGTTGCCATCTCCGCGTAGCTCGCCATGTCGTAAGTCGCGCCGCGTGCGTTGGTGAAGCTCACGACGCCCTTATCGGCAAACCTGTTCAGCGCCACTTGAGCGGCCTGCCGCCGCGTCATGGTCCCCGTCAACACCTGCGAAGCTGTCTCGGATATCACTTTGCGGTAAACGTCCTGCGCGGTTCGTAGTATCACGTTATGGCTGGAGTCGAGCGCCCCGATAGTTGTCTTTGCCAGCACTCGAACGCTCTCAAGCCCGCGTTGCTCGGCGGCTACGTTGGTGTAGAGTTCACCTACACCCGCACGCTTCAGCGCTTCGTCGGCTGCGTCCTGCCCCGCGTTCCACGCATCCTCAATCGCCTGCTGTATCCTCGGGTCAAGCCCTTTCAGGTGTGCAATCTCGCCCTGCACTTCTTTACGCAGCGCTCGTATCTCAGCTAACTTCTGCTCACGCCATCCGGGATTATCTACAACGTCAATGCCCTCAGCTACGCGCTTGGCTATGCCCGCGACTATGTGTTCCTCGCCCTCGGCATATATTCGCCTGATCTCAGTGGCGTATTCATTCTGCACGTCGATAATCCGCGCCATCGTCTCTTCTTTGGAAAGCGCGGCCATGTTAATCCATCCCTACCTGTAGCGGGTTCGGCGTGCCCATATTGTCCTGCTCGGCTATCCGCGCCACTTCCGCGTCAACCTGCGCCTGCGTCCAGTCTGTGTGTTGCATCCTCACCAGGGTATCTTTCGATGCGGCCCCGGCCCGTGCCAGCAGTTCGACACAAGTGGCTATCTGGTTACCGTCGCTGGGTATTCCGTCCTGCATCTGCACTGCCGGGTGGTATGCATCTGGCGTCGGGTTCCCAAGATGAAGCCTGTCGACCTTGAGCATCATATCAAGCAAATCGGCAATCGCCCCCGGCCAATAGGCCGCTTTCTTCGCCGCCGTCTTGAAGCTCTTTGACTCGCGGATTGTGAGCGCCGTGCCGGATTCGGCTGAGCCTTGTATGTCAAGACCAAACGTCTGAGGCGAATACCCGGCGTTACTGAATATCTGCCTGCATAACGCGTTCGCCGCCTCCAAGTGCTGGGCAGTCCTGATCTCGAATTGCGAGCAGGTAATGTCATTGCCCATCGATCCCGTTGGCGTGCTCATAGAGTTGAGGCCGACATAGACCTCTTTGTCCATATCAAACTTCCACTCACCATCATCGTCGATATCGAACATGTGCTCGGGCGCTATGATTCGGCCCTGTCCGTTGCGCACGTCCCGAATAAGCGCCGTATAAACTTCGTCAAGCGAGTCCATTAGCCCCTCGCTGCCGCTATAGTCGCTCTGGCCCAGGTAGGACGCTCTGAATCGCCGGTTGGGTCGCATATTCGGGATATATCGGCACGCGAGTCCGTCAAGCCCTGTTTCGATAACGGGCGGTAGGAATGCGGTGTCTTCGTGCTCGATCAGACCCACCATCGCGCCCAGATCTGAGAGCCCACCTGCAAATAAGGTGTTTTCGATCAGCCCCTTCGTGTGCTTCTCCATCAGCCTCACACACCGATTGTCGTCCTGCGCAATGATCTTCCAAAATATACACTCTGTAAGAATGCCGTGTACGAATTTAGGCAGCGCGTTATCCGGCTGAGCTACGGTGAGTAGCGGGTAATTAACCATATCCGAATCCCAGTCGACCTTGAGATATGCGCCGCCAAACGCGCTTGCAATCTCAGCGGCCTCCAGGAGAACGTTAAATACGTTCGCAAGGTTAATGATCTCTTCGAGCCGTTTCTGCGCTGCGGTTGCATCGCTCGGGCAATTCTCGCAATCGGCCTCGGCAATCTTGATCTTGGGATGCTCACTAAAGATCATATTAGCTGATGTGCTGCTAATATCCCCGGCTATCGGGATGTGCAGCATCGTGCGCCGTTGCTCGTCAAGCTTACGCGCCCAGAATCGACCTCGCGGGGTCGGCGTGTATATCCGGGTGGAATAGACAAACGCAATGCGCAGCGGATCGCCGGAATACCACGCGTCGTGCTCGTAGTATAGGTCGTATATTCGCCCCCATGCCGGCGGCGGCCACTGAGCGCCCGCCGTGGTTGCGTCCGTTCGCCCCAGGAAATTATCGAATGAACTTAGACCCATAATATCCTTTAAGCCGCCGAACGCAGCCACTTATACCAAACGGTTTTGACGTGCTCTACGCAATAGCGCCCGGCGTCCGGATTGTGGTCGTCCTGCTTCAGCGGCTTGTCTTCGCCCCGCAGTTGCGCCTTATCGTCCCAAACATAGCCGTGCCATTCGTCAAGCCCGCCCTTGCGATGGACCGTTCGGCTGAACTTGAGCAGGCCCATCGTGAGCAGCGTGCTCACGTCCTGGATTCCGCGATTGACTGAGCCGGGCGTCATATCCGCCCATGCAAGGCGTCTAAGTCGCGGGTGTTTATCGCGGACCGCCTGCATGTGACTTGCAAGGCTCACAGCGTCCACCGGCAGGACTACGGCATCGGGCGTTATCTCTAACGAGTCGAGCCATGATGATATCGCCTCTGTTATCTGCGAATCACTCAGAGGTTGTGGATTGTCCTTTTTGTCACGCCGCCAGAAGTCCACGAAGTAGAGCGTTTTGTTACTCTTGTCGAATGCGTCTTTGCCCTCACCCAACAGCCAGAACGTTGTAACTGAGCCCGGCCCGTAATCACAACTCACCCAATACCTGAGCATCTTTGGCAGGATATCCACGACGTGCTCGCTATCGTCAAGCATGTCGTATATTGCGCCCTCGGCAGCAACCCACAGGCCCAGGATGAACCGCTTAAACCAGACACCGGAATACATTCGCCGGAAGCGGTCCTTGACGCGCTCACTCAGCGTGAGGTTGTCATCCATCGTGAAGTGCAGGTGCAGAATATTCTTCTCGGCGGCCTTATCTATCAGCTCAGTTTTGACCGGATGGTGCGGGCTTTCGGGGTTGCAGTTGAGCCAAATCTTAGCATCATCCGCGCTGCATCGCGCGATCATCTGCTCGATAAAAGACCACGGAAAGAGAGCGGCTTCGTCAGCCAGCGCGCCCGCCGCCGTCAGGCCCTGGAGAGTATCTTGGCTGGCCTCGTTGTTAGCCCCAAAACAGTAGTAGGTATTGGAGCCGACTTCGATAATGTTGTCGCCGCGCCGATGCACGAATGGCGTGTTGCTCGCTCGTAGAATCTGCAACATCGGGTGTATCACATTGCGATTCAGCGCGCCGATACTCTTGCCCGCTAGAATGAATGTCTCGTGCTCGAACGACTGGGTAGTCCACAGTAGGAAGCCGGTTATCATCGCGATTGTCTTGCCGGCGCGCACCGATCCGTCGGCTATCACCATATCGCAATCGGCGTGCGGACTTGCAGGCATCCACCAATTCATGAGCCGTTTCTGCTGCTGGGAGAACGATTCGAATGC